TTATTATCATCAACGGAAGTAACTTCGTGCTTAACTTCCTCATAAACAGGAGGAACATAAACTACTTTATTTTTAGCTTTCATAATCAAACAACTTTAAATTATTCAGAATAAGGCAAACCGTACATACTGAATGGGCGGACAGCAACACAAGTATTGACACTACCAATAAGCAGCTTATCATCATTTACGGTACCCGACCATTGATTTACAAAGATAGGATAGAGCAAAGACGGGCGGCATTTAAATAAATCATCAACACCAACATAGGTAAGGGGACCCGAACCAAGATTCTTGCGCCAATCGTTCAAAAAGTGAGAGTCATAACCGGTAACCCAGGAAGCATAAGTACCGCAAAATCCACCCTCATAATAATCTTTAGCGCTTTTAAGCTCTGCATAACGAGGAGCATATCCATAGGTTTGTGACATATCAATATTAGAAGCCGAGGTAACAACTTTTTCAAGAGAGTCACAAATACCAAGAACAGGGGCACTCAATTCACAACGGAATTGCGTCTGCATACCAATACTATCTAATTCCGGAATAGGGAAATCAGTAGCATCAGCCTTAAAAAGATTGCGGTCGATACCAACACGAGAATAGTCAAGTTGTGGAACGGCACGATAGATACCAATAATCATACCATAAGTAGTAGCCGTAAACTTACAACCCGCTGATAAATCACCGATACCAATAGCCTTAATCTCAGGCTCACCTCCATCCTGGAAGTTAGTGTTAACCTGTGGGTTTATACTAAGAGTTTTATCATCGCCACCAATGAAAACAGAAACACGGGCAGCTAAACTTCTTATGGCTTTAGGTTACGGCAATTTTTCAACTGTCATTCAGTATGATATTTTCGCTCAGTCTCAGAAATATCTTTCTGAGAATAGTTATCAATGGTAGTGCGACCACGAACACTAACATCATGAGACGTACTGCAAGAAGCCAAAGAAGTGACTCCAAAATAGGCAGCTATCAACCCAAGCGCATAGATAGCGACTTTGAGGATAATTTGTATAATTTCCTTTTTCATGGTGCAAAGAAAAAGAATAAATTTGAAAGCGCCAAATTTGTTAACACTATTTAAGAAAATAGTTACAGGGAGAACAAAAGCGCAGTAACTAGGGAATATGTATTCCCGCTTTTGCCTACCTCAAACAAGAGAGTAGGAATTTTCGGGGGAAAATTTTCATAAAAAGGTAGTTAGTAGAGAGTTATAGACTTTTCCGCGCAAAGCTAATGTTTTTCTAGCAGACAAACCAAAACAAAGTATCTGTTTAGTTAAATTGTGTACGTACGTATAAAATGCGCACGCACACAAATATAAAACAGATACATTAATAGTATAATTAAAATTTTTATTATTTCATAAAAAAATATGGATTTTTACGGAAGGTATTTATGTTGAATGAGAATTATCTGAAAACGTGTTTGCATTGTTAAACGTACAATTAACTGATATTTAACTAAATTATTTGGTAGTGTCAGAGAAAATTCGTACCTTTGCAATAGATAAAGGGAAAGACCCTTTACAAGAACAATTAAATAAAAATGATTATGTATACACTAGTTTATTATGTAAAAAGAACAGAAAACGAAAAAGTCTATGAGAATAAATATCCCGGTGAGGAATTCAGGCTGAAAAAGAACGCATTACACTTCTTGAGAGAAATTTCAAAAGAATGCTATATCGAGAATGGGTACGCTGTCGAGGACGTAAAAAACGGACTGAATTGCTATAAAAGCAAAAAGAATGATAGGGGAGCAAGAGAAATAATTGAAACACGTATAAGAATAGAAAAAATGTAATGAAAAGGCGCAAGGGAATTATCCTTTGCGCCTATTTTTATCATCTATAGCCAGTTGGACTATAATTAGGATTTTCACGATACGCATCAAGCCAAGATTTACCACTAGATGGCGGCGTCGATTCACTACCAGCAGAAGAACCTCTATTAGGTCTAGGCTTAGGTGTGAAGTTACTAATACCATCAGAAACATTTTTAATCATACGGGAAATAGATTCGCCACGCTCAAAAATTTTATCGGTATCGTAGCTATCGACACGCTTATTGGTAAGAGATGATTCTGATTTGTACATGCCACTCAAAGAACGTATCAAATCAGGCTCTTGCATCAGCCTGTTTAAAGACCACTCGTTTTGCTGAATATTCAAATCAAGTAAATGACGGTAAGGTGTTTTCCTAAGAATAGATTCGGCTTTACCAAGCGGCATTTTACCTAACATAAAGTCAGTATAATATCGTGACATTTCATTTGTCATATTCTGACCAGAAGTTAGAGAACCATAATATTTACCTAATTTACCCAAAAAAGCAGCGTTGGCATTAGCGTTTGTCAATGCCGCGCGACCTTGCATCAAAGCAGCGCTACTTTGGACCGTAGCAGCATGTGCAAAAGTTTGCTGAATAGAGAGCCATCGACCATAATTCTCAGTTTGCTTCAAAGTGTACTTACCGTTGGCAATATCACGAAAGGCTGATGCATAAAACGACATTGTTTGAGCGACGTTCTTCTCAACTTCCTGTGGCATGATATTGTAAAGACTGAAAGCTTTAAGACGAGCATTATACATAGCATCAAATCCTTGCCAATTAGCCAACTCTGCTTTAAATTGTTCTTGAAGTAACCGGTTTTGATAAGTATCAAGAGCAAATTTATAAGTCATTTTTTGCATGTCACTCTGCGATTCAAACAAGCCTTTCTGGGCAATATTTACACCCTCAATGGACTTATTGACGTTCTCTTGAGATTTTTGGAGAGAAACAGAAGCGTCGACGGAACGCATAGTATTATATCCAGCCAGACCATTATTTGCTGCGTCAGGGATGAACGAATAATCGGCAGGCAACATTTGAGCAGATTCAGCAGCAGTTGCAGCAGCACCACTACCAACGTTACCACTGGCAGAAACATCACCGAGAAGAGCATTGAGACCAGCAGCACGCATGTCATTAGCTTTAGCAGAAGACGTGCCGTACATACGATACATCATTTCTTGCCAATCTCTAAGTTTTTTCGCTTCTGAAGCATTAAACTTATTCTGCTCTTGCATGATTTTATAGTTCATCTCATTAGTTTTGTTAGTATTATGTTTACCGAACAAGCCTCCAATCAACGAACCAGCAATACCTAAAGCACCACCTACAAGAGCTCCAGGAACACCACCAACAGCAGCACCAGCAGCAGCACCGGTACCAGCAGAACCGAGAGCAGTACACTTATTAAAACGAAAAGGAGTACCGCCAAAAGCGGCAGTACTCCAAGTAATAAAATTAGATACCATAAGCAAAATTATTTAAAAATTTCCATAAGACGAGACTGAAAGTCTTGATTTTCTTTCTCAATTTTATCTTTCTCCTCTTTTTCCTTTGCCGCAGCAGCCGCCTTTTCCCGAGCGACCTTATCTTTTGCAGCAAGTTCTTTCAAATAATTCATCTTTTCACTAGACGTTTGAGTATAACGACTAGGGCATGAATTGATAAGCTCATCATCAGTCAAAGAGCCAAAAGTATCTTCGAACTGGAAACGGAAATTCGAGGTATCAATCATAGGTTGCAAAGATTCCTTAATTTCACGCAAAGTCTGAGCGTCAGCACGCATAGTATCAATACGCTGCAAAAGTGAAACATCTGTATGAAAAGAAGTACGTAAAGGGTTGTTCTTATCATCAACAGAAGTAACTTCGTGCTGTACTTCCTCATAAACTGGAGGAACATACACTACTTTATTTTTAGCTTTCATAATCAAACAAATTTAAATTATTTTGAATAAGGCAAACCGTACATACTAAATGGACGGACTGCGACACATGTATTGACGATACCTATAAGCAACTTATCGTCATTTACAGTACCTGACCATTGATTTACAAAGATAGGATAAAGCAAAGATGGGCGGCATTTAAATAAATCATCAATACCAGGCAACTCAGAACCGGAGTTAGTATTTTCATTTAAGCGCCAACTACGAAGAAAACCACTATCATAGCCCGTAACCCAAGAAGAATAAGCGCCCATAAAGCCACCCTCAAAATAATCACAAGAACTTTTTAACTCTGCATATCTAGGGGCATAGCCATAAGTAACAGACATATCAAGAACACCTTCCGATTTTGATAAAGATGTCATATCATTAATTTGAGGACAAACACCCAACAAATACGCACTCAATTCACAACGATATTGCGTTTGCATACCAATAGAATCAAATTCCGGAATAGGAAAATCAGTAGCGTCTGTCTTAAACAAATTTCTGTCAATACCAATACGGGAATAATCAAGTTGAGGAATAGCCCGATAAATTCCAATAATCATACCGTAGGTAGTAGATGTAAATTTGCAACCAGCTGACAAATCACCGATACCAATAGCCTTAATCTCCGGCTCACCACCATTCGCAAAATTAGTATTTACCTGTGGATTAATACTGAGAGTCTTATCATCACCACCAATGAAAACAGAAGTACGAGAATCTACCTTTGGCTTAATACCAAAGTGAGCAAGAACCTGTGCAGCAAAATCGGGGTCATTACTATTCTGAATTTCCTTATATTTTTGCAAAGCAGTAGCAGAACGCAAAGCAGAAATTTTAAGAGAAGAATCTGTAGTAAGTTTACCCTTAAAACCTACAAGATGGTCTTTAGAAACAGTAGTCATAATATCATTATGATAAAATTTTTCAGAACCAATAATCTCTGCATTACCAGGAGTATTTTCTCTAACTAAATTATCTCCAGAACCATTATTGTCTTTCCCCCAAAGAGGACCGTATTCATCAGGATGTCCAGTATAAATACGCAAAAATGCATCAGAACCATTAGAACCAACAGGCACTGCCGATTCATCGCCATACTGAGCACGTGGCAATACAGACGTAAAATAATCGATAGGGAGATTAGAATTTTCCAAATCGAGAATAGACGTCATCAACGAAGTAAAAGTACTAGCTTTAATAAAATACATTGCATTCATATTACTATCGGGGCTCAAAT